GCTATTGTGCAGAGGGACATGCCGGAACAGAAGGTGACGCGCTACGTGCTTTGGCGGAGCGAAGTTGGGTTCATGCCGAAGTGTGACGGAATAGACGAGCAGGTGTGTGTGCTAATTTACTCATTAGGCGGCCCAGAGCCAATCCCCGACGACGTGAGGGGGTTCTTGCACAAAGCATACGCAGAATCTGCAGGGTCAGTGTCCAGCGAAGCACGCCGGCTCTTGGAGTCGAGGGGGCTGGAATGAAATACTTTTACAAAGGCATCCGAATAGACGAGATTGTGATTATCAGTCCAAGCAAGAATGATGTGTTTCCAACTACTTACTGGTTGAAAAACGAGCTGATGGCGTCATCAATGGGCACATGGGAATCTAACGTGAAGGCGGTTGAGAAAATCCTGAACGCCAACCGGAAGGAAGCATTGGAGGAGGCCCGCGATGGCAAGTAAGCGCACCTGGATATTTGACCTGCCCAACGGCGTGACGCGCGTCGTGAAATACACCAGCTCGGAGCCTGTACTGATCTGGGTGGAAACCACACCGTATGTATGGAATTGGCTGGGCAAACAAGGGCAATCTGAGTACCCCGCATACGGCTATGTCGCGCGGCAGGTCGTGCTGTCTCGCAGTCAAGACCGGCTCCACCGCTACCAGAGCCAAACGATTGTAGACGCCGCTAATCCAAGGTCCTACAAGTCTGAGCATGGCGACAACTCACACTTGCTGGGAGTTAAACGCTACGCACGGGTTGAGATCATCAGAGGCGAGGAGGCGACAGGTGGAGCCTGACTTTTTGATCGGTCCGGGGCTTACTGTTGGAGCGTTACGCGAGCGGCTGAACAAGAACGGCATCCCGTTCCTTGAGCCGCATACGACGCCGGTCAAGCGCGTTCGACGGGTGCAGATATGCCCCGACGCCATCTTCGGCAAGACGAACGGAAAATGCTGGTTTTGCGGCAAGGCGTTTGGCGTTCAACTGCCAGATCACCCCACGGTGGATCACCTAATCCCCCAGTGCAAAGGAGGCAGCAGCAAATCAGAGAATCTGGTGCCTGCCTGCCGCCGCTGCAACGCCGACAAGGGCGATCTAGACATAGAAGCGTTCAGGCAGCTCGAGTTCGGCGGCAAGCCGTTTTATGGCGAAGCAACGGAGGCCCCATGACCACCCGCGCCCTTTTCACCCTCGCCGCCTTCGCCCTGGGCTTCTGGAGGGGGATGTGAGGGTAACCCGATTTGAAGTGCAGTTTCCATTTCCTGTTGAGTTCACAAGGGAAGAGCAGCGCGCACTGCATGACTTCTTTGGAGCCATGTGTAAACGCCTGCAAGACCAGCGTCCTGGGGAGGTTGTGTGGCTCTCCGGTATGGGCTCAGCCCCTATTTGGAAAAATGGGGACATTGCAGGCTTTGACGACGAAGCGTACAGTTTCCACATAACTAGCCGTGAGGCTTATCCAGGAGAACGAGAATGAAATACGAACCGCCCAAAAAGCAGATTGACATAGCGAAGGTTGAGCGTGAGATGATGCAGGAATCAATCGCCATTATCATGCAGCTTGGATACGGGCTGACCATCACCTACAACGCCAAGCATTACGGATCGCCTTGGTCGGTCCACATTACCAAGATCGCGGAAAATGAGAACCAGGAACCAATATCTGCGTTCTTCGGCGGCGGGTCACCCGAAACAGCCGTGCAGCTTGCTTACGAGAACGTCAAATCATGGGAGAACGCTCCTCACGAACCGCCCATCCTGCCATTGGAGCGTGCGTTCGCCGACACGATCAATCGAATGTGCTTAGAGAACGAATCCAACACGCCAGACTTCATCCTCGGTCAAGCCTGCGCGGATACGTTCGTTGCCATTCAGACGGCAATTAAAGCCCGCGACAAATGGTACGGGGTCAAGTTGGAGCCCGGTCAGAATAGGTGCTACGACTACGATTCAGTAGAACCAATGACGTTGAGACTTGGAGCCATCATTAAGATCGGCAAGAGGCTATGGCGTCTCACGGACTACGAAGGCAGCTTTCAGGGCAATGACTCCTGGAAGTTCGAATACACCGAAAAGGACAACCAATGCGTTGATAACACACGACGGTTCAGCGCCTCAGAACTCAAGTGGCTAATAGGCCACGGCGCACTCGTCGGACAACCCGCAGAAGGGGAGGGGCGGGTTCTATGAAGCCCCTCTACCTTCTCCCCTGCTTCGCCCTGGGCTTCTGGGTCGGCACCCTGCACACAAAGGCCACCTGGAAGCCCCCGGAGCACAAGATCATCATTCGCTGGTTCCAGGGCAAGGAAGAGCACAAGATGGGCCAGGACGTGCCGGGGGTCTACGGACCCATGACAACGCCGCAGGCAGACCTTGTGGCAAAGACGGAGAAGGCGGTTGGGAAGTGAGATACACGACGCTGAATGAAATCTGGAAGCATGACCCCTGCGGGAAGCAGACAGGCTCGAAAAAGGGCTGGGACCTGCTTCTCACAAACCTCGGCAAGACCGAGGCCGACGACGAGCCGCTGAGCTTCCTGGCGATCATCGACGGCAACGGCGTAGACGACTGTCTTTGGGCGGCAAGGGCCGATACGGCAGACGACGCCGACCGCTTCTGGCGGCTCTTGGCCTGCGATTTCGTGGAGCACCTGCAACCGGCGGACGCCGACCCGCGCTCGCTTAACGCTATAGCCGTCGCTCGCAAATACGCTGTAGGCGAGGCCGACGCAGACGAATTAGCGGCGGCTTGGGGGGCGGCTTGGGGGGCGGCTTCGGAGGCTCGGGCGGCGGAAACTGCTTGGCAGGAAGCACGGCTTAGGGAATTGCTGAGCAAGATGGAGGACGAAGTAAGTCATGACGAACGAAGAACGGGCAGCGCACCTATGGTGCTTGCCAGAAACTAAACATCTCGTAATGATTCCCCCGCTGGCAACGGCCATCACTCAAGCCCTCGACGAGGCCGAGCAACGGGGGTTTGAGAAATGCCGCCTGATTCGGGAGCGGCTGGATGTGTTGGAAGAGGCGGTAAGAGTCACGACTGATGCACTCGAGAAGGCGTTCCAACACGACGAAACAAGTGCCGACGCCCTTTTCCAAGAGATCAAAGAGGGTCGGTGGAACGGTGTGCGAGCGCACATCGAATTGAACCGGCAACTGCTGGAGGACCAAAATGCATGACTTTACCGCTGAGTTCAGGTGACCACCCAGCAGAGAAACTCTGACGGGTCCTATGCCGTGGCGGAAGCCGTGTGCTTCGTGCCAGGAATCACGATCGTAGACACAGCGGGTCATGGCAATCCTGAGACAGGAATCGTGGTGGACGAACGCGATTTCGTCTCGATCTACAAGCAGGACGACGAGGCAAAGCACGTATAGCAAAACAAAAACGCCCCCTTCCCTGACCTGTAAGGCCGGAGAAGGGGACTGCGGCGGTTATCGGGCAAGACTCGCTATTCTATGGCTCCTCCACGGGTTTTAAGCCCGTCGCCGTCAAAACCCTGTCGAAGTCGCACGCGGAGTTTGCCGCGAACCCCAGATTGCCGTCCGCTACCCGCCCTTGCGGATCGGATGTCTTGAGGATCGTCCACTTGACAGCCGCAGGAAGCCCCTGGAGCTTGTCCCTGAGCCTTAGCATCCTCCGGGCTGTCAGAACACCCGAAGCCGCGTAATGCGTCGCAGGAAGGCTCCCAGAGGCCGACAGGCGCGTTGTGAACGTGTCCCCTGCGTCGTCCTCGTCCCAGTGCCGCGCAGCCGCGTTCGCCGCTGCCTGAACCCCTTTGGGAACGATGATGATGAAGCGTGTGTATCTCACGAGGTCCCCCACTTGGCTCTTAGGTACGCCTCCACCTGCACCATCTCTGCCACACTCAGAAGCCGGTTGTAGATCAGAAGTTCGTGCAGGTAGTTCGGGTAAGCGTTGGCGGATGCGCCCCTGGCAAAAATCTGGTCGGTGGCGCTTGTCACCGTCGCCGGTGTGACCGCTTGCGTCTCATCCACCCCGTTGTAACGGATGATGGCGCTCGAAGACCCCGACTCGTACTGCCAAGTGCCCCTGAACGCGGTGCTCGCGCCTATGATCGTGCTTCCCAGAACGATGGCTGTGGCGGCAAGGTTGATGAGCAACTTTTCCGAGAACTCGTAGCCAAACATGATAGCGCCCGCCGCCGAGCCTGCGGCAAGCGCCCTTGCTTGCGCACCCGCTGTGACTTGGCATACCGCAAATGCGGTGAAAGGTGTCAAGCCGGACCCGGCATTGGCAATCGTGTACACGTCGTCCGTGCCGTCTGGCAACACCCCCGCAAGCCCGTTCTGCACTGCAACCTTGTAGATCGCCCTCTTGGAAGACGTGGCCTGCGAAAGATGCCGCGCGTTGCCCGACAGATCGTTCCAGGCGTTGACCGGATCGCCGTCGGATGGGTAGCTCGCAGGGATGCCCGTCGTGCTTGTAGGCACGCCGCCGAGCGTCGAGAAGTCGCTCGTGCCGGGTGTGTCTACCCGCGTTCCGTCTGCCTCGTTGAGCTTCCAGTAGTTCGTCAGGCTCGCGGTGAGCGCACTTGGCAAATCGGCATACTCGATGCCGCTTCCCCCGTTGTAAAGCTGAGCCACCTGCGCCGCTGAAAGAACCGCGCTCCAGAACCCCCATTCCGACATTGCCGCGTTGAGGAAGTTCGCTGGCGTCGAGTTCAAATCCGCGCCCATCCGGGTCTTGGGGCTGACAATCGCCGTGGGAGCCACCTTTGTCAGCGTCGCCGGTGTGCCCGCCGCCCCGTTGATGTATGGCGTAATGACGCCCGTCGCCTGTGCATACGTGAACGCCAGGTGTGTCCACTCCCCCGTGGCCGGAGCCGTGACCGTTACTGTCTGTGTGTTCGTGGAATCGCTGGCGTTGACCAGATATTCCAGGTTCGGCGAGTTGTACCGGAGCCGGTAGTTGTACTGCCCGGCGACGTAAGGCGTCGCCGAAAGAGAACCGTCTGTAAGAAGCGTCGGCGTCCCCGAAAGGGTTGTGAACTTCACCCAACCGGCAATCGAGAAGTCCACAGCCCAGAGCGTAGAGTTCCCCGTCGCCTCCAAATACTGCGAACTCGCGCTGGCGAACAAACACGCCGCGTCCGGGGTGAGCGACGCAATGTTGCTCGCGTCCCACCAACCCCAAAGATTAGGTAAATCCTTGGGTTCAAACGGCTTGTTCCAAAGCAAGAGACGCTTAGATGGTGTCATTTAACGTCTCCTGTCAGTCGTTTTCTGAACTCAGCTTGATCGTGAACTGTTGGCCGCTCGCAGGAGTGAAAGCCGCAATGACTTCCAGTATGCCGTACAGATCGGGGCTTGCCCCAACGTTGTAGGCAAGAGGCAATTTCGAGAGCGCGGAATTGGTCGTAATGTTGTTGTAGGCAGCGGTCGCGCCAGTGCCTTCCACCACACACGCCCCAAAGTCGATTGTGCCGACATAGCCCGCTGCTTGTGCATACAATGGAGCCGTACATGCCGCATTGTCAGCAATCGCCGATTGGATCGTGTTGAACAGATGTAGCCTGAACGACGACGTGTTTGTCGTCTGGTCCGTTTGGATCGTCGCCTTCACGATGTAGCCACTGCCACTTGCCAATCGTGCGAGGTCTTGCCAAACAAGGAGCCTTTCCACAGTTCCGCCTGATGTATAAGCTCCGCCTGCGGCCACAGCAGTCGTGAGAGCGGCATCTGAATACACTGCAAAAGTGGTTGAAGAGCCGCCACCCGTAGCCACTCCCGCAAAGAAGTTTCCGTTCACGCCCGTAGCACCGCCAACCGATGCAATGGTAACAGGGTCGCCGTCTGTCAATCCATGCGTTCCGCAAGTGACAACAGCCGGGGTCGCGTTCGTTACGCCCGTAACCGTCAATTGGGCAGGCCCAACAACGTCCTTCGCCGCGTATGCCGTCGCGTTCGCAGGCCTCGTGAACGCAAATGTCTTAGTAGCCTTTGTTCCTACAACCGTAATACTGCGTTGAAGCGAGAACGCAATAGCGTTCTCGCCGGTGCGGGCCGTGAACGTGGCGCTTGTACCCCCCGCCCGTTTGATGCGCACAGAGCGGAACCCGTACACGTCGCCGACGGTGATGATGTCCCCTGCCACAAACGTGATGGTCGTTCCGGCATCACGCTTTACAGGCTGTCCCCCTGCTGCCCTTTGCCAAGCGTCCCATTGCCGCCAGGTCCCGCCTGCCGCAGAAAGAACCTCTACGGTCCCGGTGAGGCCCGATACGGCGGTTACCTCGAATAAAGCGAGACCCGCGCCGTCGAGCCGGATGGTCGCATTCCCAATATCGTCGGTTGGCAGGGTTGCCGAAACCGCCAAAGCGGGCATTACGTATTCAGTTGCTCTTTCACTCATTTTCCTTTACCTTCCTTTATCGAAGAGTCTGCTGTCTAAGGGATCGAGGTCCCTACGTCCACGTAGCTTACTACGCCTACATTGCTGATCGAAACCGACCAGTAGTGCCCGTTTGGGCTCTTCAGATATTGTATCCCTTCTGCGAGAAGATTCTGTTGGGCTTGCACGTTAGCCGCTGCGAGCATCGAGAAACCTGCTGCTGTGCAAGAAAGCGTCTCCGGCTCCGCACGGGAGCCGGTAGAGTTGCCTACGACTGTGTTTGCGGGAAGGCTCATCTGGACCCTGCCATCTCCCTTGTTTTTTCTTTCGCTTTTTCGATCTTCTGAGGCATTCCCTGGATCAAGCCTGGGATTTTCTCCTTGGCTTTCTTGACTTTCTTGTCGATGTAGAATTGACGTTCGGCAGGAGAGAGTTTAAGGAAGTTGGAATCGTCTTGATACGACGTGGCACCACCGCCGAAGAAGACGAACGGCGAAATAAAGGATGCGAGCCGAGCGTCGTCGTTCTCGACTATCTCCATCGCGTCCTGAATCCAAAGCGGGGCAGACCGTCCGTAAGCCATCGTCTGCCAAGGCACGTCTTTCTCCATACCGTATTCCTTAGTTGGTATCCATAGGAGCCGGTTGGCGGCGGGAGAGAGCTTGTATGCTGCCTGCTGTGTCAGCACGTTTAGGATTTCACGCTTGTCGCTAAACTTCTCGTCATCGAAGAAGGCATATCCAAACAGCGCGTTCAATGATCTGAGCCCAATTCGAGCAGGTCCGAGAAATCCACCCCACGGATCGTAGCGGGTGTTCCCAATCTTGATTTTCAGGAAGTTGCCTGAAGCGGGGTTGCTGTCCACTTCCCATAGACCAGCCGCCTCGCCCGCTTTCATACTCCCGTACACAAACCCGGCAGTCGTCAGAAAGTCCTTCCGCGCCTCTTTGCCGATAGCTCCCGTTTTGAGCAGGTACGTCGGGGACTTCCACCGCGACCAGGCGAACTTCGTCGCGTAGATGAACTGTCTTGCGAGCCTCGCGCCAATGGATTTAGACCCAGGCAAAATCTCGCCCATCTTAGGAAGTCCGCTGATCGTGTTGAGGTATTCGCCGAAGATGGCTTTCGCATCGTCAGGAGCGGACGGAGCATGGATCAGGTAGTTTTCAAAATCGTTGCTTCTGAATAGATTGCCCATCCCCACCATCGCGTGTTCGGAGCGGTCGAGCAAAGATTTCGTGGCCTGCCCCAATTGCCTAATGCCCGGAATCTTGGACTGCGCCATCGCTTGCGTTGCCCTTTTGATGAGTGAGCCGTGGAAGAACTCCGAGCCTCCGCCGAGCATCGGATCGCTGAGGTTGAGTTTTGCTTTCAGTGCTTCGTCGTAAGACCATCTGCCTTCGATGTGGTTCTGAATCGTTGCCGCAAGCTCGTCTGGGTTCTTCGACCCAAGCAATTTCAAGGATTGGAGCACCGTGTTCCCCACATCTTTGAACCGCCCCTGCCTAAGAGCCCTCATAAGCAGTACAAGATTCTGCCGTCCAAGCCCCGAATCGTCAAGCGATGATTGTACTGGCCGGTCCCAGTTGCCGACCTCAAAGCCCCATTCCCACCAAGGCTTTCCTCCGGCCTCTTCGAGCAAGGCGTTTCGCTTGGCCTGCAACGTCCGTTCTTTCGCGCGGAGCTTTGTCATTTCCGGGGATTCGGGAGCCTTGGCCTTCGGCGTGCTGAAGTCGCCCGTTCTGATTTCGTATTCTAATTGTGCGATACGCTCTCTTGCGTTGATCTGCTTGTTCAGTTCGGCGAGGGACGCCTTCAAATCTGCGATTTCTTTTGGATCGGCGGGACGAACTTTTTTCGGGTCCTTCGCCGCCCTGCCTTCAAGAATCTCCAACGCCTTCTGCAATTTGCCGCGGAGTCTGATCTGCTGCGGCTCGATGCCTTTTTCGAGCTTGCCTTGCTTCACGACTTCCTTCAACCGTCTGCGAAGGTCCTTGATGTACGCTTCCTCGCTGGCCTTTGTAACGCCTTCTGGGAACTTGCCGTCCAGCGCATCGGCAATGCGTTCGGTAAGGCTCGCTTCGTTCGTCAAAACCTGAAACCGCTTCTGCGCTTCTGTAGCCGTCTTAGAACCGCGAGGATCGTCAAGCCGTCCCATAATACGCCGGATGCTCTGTGGGTCAAGCCCCCTGCCCGGAATTTCGTCCATAAGTTCCGCGTACAGTTCTTCGAGCGTGATCTTGGGGTTGCGCTCTACGATTTTGCGGGCCACTCTGCGAACGGCGTGGTTGAACTCGATGTCGGTTTTGGCTTTGCGGGCAGAAGATAGAGCGCCTTCGAGCGTCCCGTCTGCCTTTGCACCTTTTCGTGCGGCTCGCACTTCGGTTTCGACGGCTGCGTCACCGATCTTGGCTTCCAACCCTTCGCGGTATTTCACCATCGTTTCTAATTCGTCGCCCAAGTCTTCGGCGCGTTTGCGGAACGTGCTTTTGCCCTTTACGTTGCGATTGCGGATAGCCTGTTCGATGTCGAGGTAAAGCTGTTGGCGCGAACTGGCGTTACGCTTGAGCAGTCGACGGGAAACACCCATGCGCGACCAGGAAGAGCCTGTGCGATCCAACCCTTCGGCAAGATTGTGGATGCGCTTAGTGATTGCATCGCTCTTTGCAGACCAGGACGCTTTTTCCTCGTCAGTTGCGGCTTTTGCCAAGCGTCCCGCTATCTCGTCACGCTCTACAAGAAGATTGGCAAACTGGCGAGCCGCAAGTTCTTGTTCGTACTCATTGAGGTTTCGCGTGCCAGGGATGACTTCGCTTTCGACGGTGCGCTCTACCTGGGCCTGCCCCTTAGTGTCAGCCTTGGCTTTGGTGCTGATCTTGGAGCGCAATGTGGGATCGCGCTGATAAGCCGGAATGTCGATCTCTTCGCGTAACGCTTCGGTCGCTTCGTGCTTGATTTCAACATTTCGTTTGGGCGGCTCGGCAATTCCTTCTTTGGAAAGGATAGATGCAACGCGGACGCGCAAGCGGTTGGCATACTCGGGGATGTGGCTGGCAAACTCCGCGATGCCTTCCGCAACAGTCTTGTATTCCTTGAGCGAATAGCGGGCTATGCGTTTGGCAAGAAGCTCAAAATCGTCTGAAGACAATTTCGCGGTTCCGCCAGTCAGCTTCGTCGGCTTCGGGCCTTTCGGCTTCGTTTTGGCTTCGAGAGCGGCAATCTCGGCATCGAGCCTGGATATGGCAGCGTCTACTCTTCCTTTCTCTCCAGCCGCCATCGGTGGCTTGGCAGGCTTCGACGCTATTACAATTTTCGGTGTTTTTTGCAATGGCCGGGACGCGGTTTCAGGAACTGTAACAGGCTTCTTGGCAACCGGGGGTGCCTTGGGGGGAGGGGCGGAAACAGAAACGCCAGCATCGCTATCCGCGAGACCGGCGCCCTGTGTATCAGACCTCTGAGCGTTCCCGCCCAGTGCGCTTTTTTGTTCGGGAGCGCCTGCCCTAGCCGGTTTCCCGGCAACTTCAGAACCCATTATAGCACGGTTTTCGACGAGATCGCGCAAGGATTTCGGATCGATGCTTTCACCCGCCAAAGGCTGCACGTCCAGCAATGTCGGGGTTTTGGGTTCAGGATAGTCGCGCCCAGTCGCCACTTTGAGCGCATTACGTAGCCTCGACGCTTGCACATCGGGGGCGTAAGTAGATTCCACATATCCCCCGATAACGCCCGTCAGTCCCTCTTTCTTGGCTTCTTTCATGAGGCTTGCCAAGTCGCGACGCTCTGCCGCACGTTCGACAAGTTCTGGCAAAGCCTCTCCCACCGAGCCTCGCTCCACCATTTTCGTTCGGTTGTAGAACTTGCTTGTGTGATGCTCGGCGTAGGGCAGGATTTCTTCAATGTCTCTAGCCGTAAGTCCCTTCAAATACGGCGACTCCCTGCCTAATTGCCTAGCCATCTCTGTCGGAGTCATGGCTCCACGAGATCGAGCTGCGGCTGCATTCGTGCTCTGGGAGTAGTCTTGGTATCCGCGCCCCCAGTTGGGGCCTTCGTCAATGCTTGCAAAGTAGGAGTCATCGAGTGACAGCGCCCGTCGCCACATTGCGACTGTCGTTTCGCGCTCCAGATCGGCAAGTTGGGAACTGCGTTTCCAGTCCTTCCGCAATGTTGCGTGTTCAGCCGCCTCCTTTGCGCGTTGATTGAACTCTGATATGAGCCTTTCGGCGTTTGCTTCGACCCACTGGCGGTTCGGGTCACCTGCAACCGTAGCCCCATCCTCTGCGATGAGGTCAAAATATGGTTTGCCTGCCTTAGTGGTGCGCTCGCGAATCTCCCACCGCTCTTTCCCCGCCGCCGTCGAACCAACTGGCGCTTTGGGTTCGGGGGTGGGTGAGTCGGAAACAACGTCACGGCGCTTTACCGGAGTCGTGAACCTGGGGCCACGCTCTCGCAATTCGTCCTTAACCGCATTGACCCGCGCAATCTCTTCGGGTGATCGAGGCGTTTTGCTGGGGCGGTCAAAAGCATCTATCTCAGCTACGATTTCGTCGTAGGACATCGCCGAAACAGACTTCGGACCCGCTACCGGGGGGGTCAATTCGTCAGCGGGGCTTGCAGGGGCCTTTGCGGGCGTTCTGCGTTTGGGGGTGGGTTTGGGCTTTGTGGCCGCTCCCGGCGTCAAATCCCACAGATCATTCAATCCCGCTTTTGTTTCAGCGGGAAGCACCTGCAACAGCTTATTCAACGCTTGCGGGTTTGCTCCGGCACGGCGGGTTTCAATAAAAGCTCGGCGAATGTTCGCTGTGTTTCTTGAAGCCATTGCCGTCACCAGCGCATCCGTGGCAACGGCAGCCCCTTTCAACAACGCTTTGCCAGTTTGGACGGGGAATAGCATAAGCGCGAGGTTGCCGATTGCGCGGAGATGTTCTTCACCCGAACTCCTTGGGTCCATCGCTACCCCAACGTCCGCGATGATGTTTGACGGGAGCGCAAGAGTGCCGCCGACTAACGTTCCACCGATAGTCGCTCCGATCTTACCGACGATGCCCGGAGGAGCCGTTATCTGAAAAGCGGTTGTAGCCGCACGAACCAAGTTTTCAGTATCTTCATTTGCCATCCGCGCAACGTCCATCGCGGACATGCGGTTCTTCCCAGACTTGTATTCGGCTAGGCGTCTTGCCTGTTCTTTAGGACCAGCGTAACCTCGAATGGCTTTCGCTACAGGCGCTTCTGGGATGTACTGCGGAGGCCCTTGCTTGGGAGCAAGGGGTGGCCCGATAAAGCCTGCGGGCCTTGCAGGGGCTACGGGAGGGCCTTGCTTTAGCGACCTCGTTCCGAGAACCCCCATCTGGGTGCCGCTACGCCCGCCTGTGCTTGGGGCCGGTGCAAAGCCGCCAAATGGGTTCATCGGGGCTAACGGAGCGCGGTTCGCCGCCGTGTCCTCGTGAGCGATGGAGGAACGCCTGGAAGCCGCACTGTACTTGGAAATGAAGTCGTTAGCGATCACCCGCATCTCGTCGTCGGACGCGCCTTTGGACTGCATCTCTACAAGGATGGAGTCAAGCCGCGTTCGGTCTTTCTCGGCGAGTTGAGGCATTAGTATTTGATTCCCAAACGGTCTTTGATGGCTTGTGCCGACGAATCGGAACCTATAGACTTGCTCGCTGCGCCAAGCGCGGCATACCCTTCGTTGATGGTCTTGAGAGCGCCTACAAGCTGCTGGTACGCCTCGTATCTGTTGACAGGGCCGCTTCCCAGGTCGATTACGTCCTTTGATCCTTTCTCGGGAATATCCTGGAACTTGATACCGCTTACGGACATCCACGGAGCGACTTGCTGAATCTGGCGCTTGATCTCGCCCTCTCTGGCCTGCAACAGCAATCGCTGTTCCTTTTGTTCCTGCAACGATGTTGCCGCTTTAGGAGGAGCGAACCCGCCTGCGTCTGCTTTGACCTTGTTAAGTCTCGCAGATTCGCGTCGTTGGCCGATGAGGGCGCGGGTGGCCAAAAGGTCTAGTTGCAACTTCTCCGGCAATAGGTTGATCTTTGCGGTGATCTCTTTGATCTTGAGCGGGTCGATGAGCTTTGCCGTGGCAAGCTGCTGGATCAAAACGTTCGCGCTCGCCGAAAGTTGTCTGGTTTTTGCCAAATCAAGGGTTTCCCCTGCGGTGCTGCGGGATGCCTGGGCCTCGATGTCTTCATCCGTAAAGTTCTGCCATTTCACAGGGTTCATATCCCTGAGCGCCTGCATAAACTCGGCCTTCTGAACAGGATCGCCTCGATATTGCCTAATCGCAGTGAGCAACGCCCGTTCAGTCAATCCACCTTCCTTCACGCCGAGCATCTTTTCCATGCTATCCCGTTCAAGCTGCTTAACAGCAAGAGCGGACTGGTTGCCCATCTGTTCGATCTCACGCTTCAGATCAGCCTCGCGCTCAAACTTGGCGGTGTCTTGCTGTTGCCCCATCATTGCGCTCGACTGCGACATTAGCAAATCGGCGTCTTGGAAATACTCCTGAGCGTTGATCTTCGCAAGGTCCGCGTTCATGCCGCGCTTCGCCATCTCTTCTTCGACGGCTTGGTCCTGCGTTTGCTTCCTCGCGCCAAGGAACCCTTTGCCGAACCCCGCAAGTTCGCTGTCGTCAATTCCCAACAACTTGCCGAGCGCGATCAGGCCCAACCCTCTAACAAGCTCGTTCTTAGAAAGAAGCGGCTTGCGCTGTGGCATAGGCTGGTTGATGGCCTTTCGCATTTCGCCGTGCCCTGCTTCGCGTTTTGCCTTTGCCGATGTCTCGAACATCCCCGGCAGCTTCTGAAACACCTGGTCGGCAAGGTCCGCCATATCCAGCATCCCACCCATGTCAGGGATGCCCATCCCGCCACTGGGAGAAGCCGGGGCAGGCATCCCCGTTGACATACCGGACAAAGCCCCAGGCGCGATCATGCCCCGCATCAACTCCTCGAAAGGAGGACGAACGCCTATCGGATAACCAGCACCTTGTGTCATGGCTTTCCTGCCAGCGGCGACCATCCAAGCCCAGACGCCATGCCTACGAGTTCGCCCAAACCGCCGAGTCCTTGCTTCTTAGGCGTCATCCCCTTAATCTGGGCCGCGTGGCCTGTAATGCCCTTGGCGTAATCCGTCATCGGCGTCTCGAACGCCATGCCGAGCGCCCTTTGAACCAACTGGGTCAACATATCCTGGCCTTCCGGCCCATACAGATTCGACAAGAACCCTGACTGCGCCTGGTTGCCAATGTTCGCTGCCTCGATGTCGGCCCCGCCCGCAAACGCGGGGTTCCTTGCAACAAGAGAGCGGGTTCCAAGCCTTGCTTGGCCTGATGCCTGGCGCCCGATCATTGGAGCGCGAGCCGCAAAATTACCGGGAGTCGCACCTGCGAGGGTATTGCGAAGGAACCCTTGTCTCTGAGGTGCCATATCCGCCAGAAAGTTTCCCTCCTGCATGAGTGAAGGGATGAGGCGAACAAACATCTCCCGAAAGAAGTTCTGAGTCGGAGCGTTTTTTGTCGTGAACTTGGCTGGATCAAGCCCCGCGAATATGCCATTAGCCGCCATTTGGATTCACCCACGTTGCGCCCCCACCCAAAAACTGTGCCCGAAGCTCAATTCGGTCTACGTTGCCGAGACTCATGAAGTCTATCACATTCCTCCCTTGCCTAAAGTACCAGTTCTCGTTCCTGTTGGCCGAATACTCGGCAATCACCCCGTTAATTTGAATCTGAATGGCGTTCGCCGTCCAGTTTTCTCCCACGATCCTAACGGCCACATTGAACGCCAAGGCCGCATCGAACACGAACCGATGCCTAAAAGCTCTCGAACTCGAAGTGTTCCACACGAAGGACCCGGTAGCCGTCACCAGGTCATACTTGACCCGGTTCGATGCCGTGGAATCGTCAAACTGCCCATTCCAATCGGTCGTGGACGTGTAAGTGCCGCCGCTCCGCTCTACTCCTTGCCAATACGGGGCCTGGACCGAATAGGTGTTTTGGACATTCTGACGGGTGGTGCGGCGTCCGCCAATCTGCAAAGACAGGTCCGAAACAAGGCCCTTGAGCCTTCGGACCTCCGTTTGCAGCACATCAATCTCAGGGGACGCTTCCGGCACCGGATTCCCTCCTGTGATCGGATTCGATGTCAACAGCGAGAATGCGCTTGCCGCCTTTGAGAGTGCCCGTTAAAGACGGCTGGATGGCCCACCCACGCGCCTTGCCAGTCGGGGCCGTCAAGACCTCCATCACCCACCCAGAACCACTTGCAGCGTTCAGCGATACCGTTCCAGGCAACGTCCCTCCCGATGGGAAGTGAAGCCGCGATCCTGTGAGGCTCGCGCTGGTCTGCGCATCCGCAACCACCCGGAACCTTCGCATCGAGAACTCCGTGTAATCCATCTGCATCGTGTAGCCCCAAGTGAGCGCAACACTGATGTCCGTGGACCCATCCTGGGTTCTGCCGTAGTCCTCGTATTCGAGCAGCTTCCCAAGATAGGTGAGCACCAAAAGCCGTTCCGTGGACGTCTGAGGACGAACGAACTGGGCCAGGTTGTAGCCGCTCGGATAGGCTCCGTCATCGAATATCCACTCATCGAGCAAAAGGCTGTACCCAAGGCATCTGTCGTTGATTGTTGCCGAGTTCGTGGAGTAGCCCACATAGAGAACCTCGTCCACAACCTCGCAGGTGACCGTGTACCTTGCGGCGGCAGGCGTGACGCCCCGGTAGTTGAGCTTGTTGTCCACTCGGAACCGCGAAGGTGTATCAATACCGCCGTTCGACAACATCCGAATCTGCATGTCCGTCGTGTCGAAGAAGAACAGCTTGCCCCGGTATTCCACCACTGATCTTGGCGCTTCCGAACCGTGCGGAGCCACCTTTGAGAAGTTCCCGATGATCGAATAGTAGTCCCTGCCAATCGTGGACCACACCGACTTGTCCGTCACGAGGAACATCTGCGAAGTCCCAAGCGTGGAAACCGTGGAAGAAAGAATCCGTGTCGGGCCTTCGGACATTACCGGCAAATACACCGGAGCCCGTTCGTCTTGCTCGTTTGGAAGATTGAACCGACGATATCGCCAGGGGTTGTCAAGCTCGCTGGCGAAAAGCTCATACTTCTTGACTGCGCCCGTGTCGTAAGAGCCGATCACCCAGAGCCGTCCATTGGACCACCAGGCGTCCTTAATGGCCGTTGGCAATGGAGAGTGCCCGAATACCGGAAGCCTAATTGCCTTGTCCTTGTCCTCTGGTTCCGTCGAATCCGTTGCCGATTCAATCGTCAGAGCCGAACCCGAAGCATAGGACCAAGCATACGCTCCACCGGACCCCGCATTAGTCGAAAGCGTGACCGTCTTTGCGAGAAAATACTCTTCGTCGCCGAGGTCCTTGCGGTAAATCCTGAGCGCGTCCACTCCGTTCGACTGTTCCACGTCCGTCGTGTTTTGGTAGTAGCAAGTGGCAGAATACAACAGCCTGTAGTCAATCGGAATCCGAACCGTACCGCCCGCGCTTGTGGAAAGCGATCTTCCGCCAATGTCCTCAAGCCGAACCGACTCCATATTGCCGACAAACAGCCTTTGGCTCTCCGAACGGGTGTACTGTGAGAAGTAAGTGTAGGCGTACTGGGACGCACCAGGAACGGCTGTGCCACCGCCGATGGCATAGATGTCGAGCGTTTGCGATGCCGAAGGAGCCGTAGCCGTTCCAAGCGTGAACCTAATTCGGTCTACGACATCCCTGCTCGTTGAAGCGATGGCATCCAAACTGAAGCTCCATACTTCACGCTTCGATGTGGGGTCAAGCGGAACCCGGACAATCGGCAATTCGCCATTCTGCCCCTCCCAGATGCTTGAATAAGTCCCTGACGAGTCCCGAATCTCAATCTTGCTGATCCACTCAAGCCACTGCGCCCAAGACGACTCCACCACCATATTCAGGGTATGGCACCCCGAAAGGTCTATCGTTGCCGTCCATTGAGCCTCTGCCGTCGAGTTCGCCGCCGCCGCCCCGGCAGACCTCGTGAGCCTGATGTTGCAGTCGGGAGCCGCGCCATTGAGTGCCAGCGCGAAGTCCGCATCGGAGTTCGTATAAGCGGAAGGAGTCGTCCCGGCACCACCCGCAACATGGTAGGGTGCCCATGTGAACACCACCTTCTGTTGCTGCGCGTCCGAAGGGGGCGTGACGGCCTTGTGAATCCCCATCACGTCCGCGCCTTCAAATGCTCCGTAAATCCTGGGATTCTCCTCGTTCCCCCCAACAATCATAAATTCCAGCTTGTTCTGGGGATCGGTCACGAACCCATAGCCGAAGAAGTCCGTCACCGCCGATGCCGCCATTCGGGAGTTCCCGAACTCGGAGGTCGTCGCCGTCCTTTCAAACCAGATGGACGTGCCTGGAAACGTGCTGTAAATCCGCGAGGTGGCTCCTCCTACGTCAAACACCGCCCAAAGCTCAGAACTGCCTGTAACAGACCCGTAGGCGCTGCCCCTGTGAGACGCACTTGCCACCGGAATGTCGGCATCCTGCCTGATCCCGTCCCTGACGGTGAAGATGCCGTTAAACCACCGAAGGTTCTGAATCAGAATGTACCTTCCGGTGTCCTCCATCACGAACGGCGAACGCGCCGTCCAAAGCCCCTTGACGGGAGCGTTTACCGGGTGGAACAAGGGGTGAGGGTTCAGCATTTCGTTTCTAAGGTAGGGCCGTCCGACTATCCGGGCGGGGGCCGTAGGATGCCTCGCGGCCCTATCTTGGTTGCGCGGTCTGCGCGATCCAAGGCTGGATGTGTGGAACGTTCCCCGCCATGAACGTCTGCATCTTGGCGGTTAGTTTCATCACCGCAGGGTCGTAAAGCTCTTTCTTGAACGCATCGGCTTCCTCCATCCTCCCCCACATCATCAAGTACCTCCACCAGATTCCATGCAGGTAGGGGTCCATCTCGTCAATAATTGTTGGGAGATTAGTGGTAAGGGTTTGCTTTCTGGAAACGTAGAGTCTCACTTGAGGGTAAGACCCCGAAGTAGCGGTGTCCGGTGACTTGTAAAATCCAAGCATCCTCGCGCCCGATGAGTTCACCGTCATGTAGGCGTAAGTAGGTTCCCCGTTTGCTGCCGTTCTCCATCTGCCCCGGTTCAAATCTAGCCATCGTTCCGTCGTGAACGTGAGCTTTTTGTCGTCCTGGGCCGAAGAGGACCGAATGTAGTACGCCACCCACACCCTCAAAGTGGAATCGTCAATCGCGTAAGTCTTAGTGCCAACCACGAGTGCCGTAAGGTTCTCTTCGGCCAGAACGATAGGCACTCTCGCAAGAATGTCGTCGTGGACCTCTTGCATCAGTGTAGCCGTGTCCGTTCCCCCGTCGTCAAGATCGGGGTACCGCTTCTTCGCTCTTGTCTGAACATCTGCTACAATTACCGCCATCTACTCTGGCCTCCAACCACGGTCATAGGCAAAATCGACAATAGGCCCTGCTTCTGTTTGACGAAGCCTCGAACCTGGACACACAAGACCCGTCTCTTGGCATTGAGCGGCGGCCAAGGCGTCGCTTGCGTCTATCGGAATCCCATAACCCATTTCCCTGCCTCCGGTATGGGCGAAAATTCCTTGTGCATAGTCGATCTGCATGTAAGCCGCAGTCCCTGCAACAATGCACTTAGCCGATACCGCGATCCCAAAATTGGAATCGAGGTCCGCACCATCCAAATCAAGCCCGAAGTCCCCAAGCGAGATTTGGTTCCCATATACGTCAAAGTCGGTTGTGAAACACTCGTACCTCGTTGGGAACATCAGGCCCGCAACGTTGTTCCCAACGATTACGCCAGATTGCACAAGCCTAACGTCGTCAATCTCAACTCTCGCGGTGCCCGAACTCTTGCCGAAAACTAACCGAAGGCCAATGCCTGCGATTAAAATAGTCGAAGCGAGCGAAAGCCCAAACGCACTTAGATTGGCGTAAGGCGTATATTCCCCAACAGCCGAAACCGCAGGGGACGTTGCGTAGTTTGCGTCCTCTGCGGTTTCCCAACTTGCTGGAAACGTCCACGATCCTCCAACTGAACCGCCCTTAGCGAGAGTTGCAAAAACCGTTGGCGCAAGGAAGTTAACCATTGCGCTTAGGCGGCAACTCATCATACTCGGCAGAATGCTCTACAGTCCAACCTGTCGATTGAATCGTAACCTTGTCAAGAGACGCGGCCCCCGTCTTGAGATCAGTAAGCAACTGCATAGTACGTGTATGGAACTCCACGTATTCCTGCATTTGTTCTGCTTGCCGACCGTACATCTCGTAGATTTTCATTGTGCCCGCCCAAAGTGTAAGCCCCCTGCGAGGGGGCCTACGCCTTACGTTGTTGGATCAGTCGTGACGACCGAAACCGCAGTCGCGGCATCGGTATCGTGGACTAGGTAGTAGGTGGTGCCGTTTGCGCCCTTGAAGGCCCAAAGAACGACCTCATTGCCCGATCCGTTTACGAACTCAGACCCCGTGGAGTCGATTCCGTAACGGAACCGCTCCGCGCTCGTGGAGTCAATGTCGATTGCGGACGTAACACGCTTCCCGCCCGTAATATCCTCGTTGACGATTCGGATTCCACAACCACCCGTAATCGTTGCGCCGTCTTCAGTTTGAAGTTTCACCTGAAGGCCAACCATATCGGTGACCGTTCCAGTGTACGCCGAGTGCATCTGCGCCTCGATACTCGCCCCAAACAGGTTCGTGATGTTACCCGTCGCCCCGCTATTGGTATATGCGGTGATGTAAGCGCCTTGGATGGTGCCCACCGCTACCGCAGCAGTCCGTCTCGCTCCGGCTTCAAGAGCCCTGATCGTAGACGTGTTAGCAACAGAGGTATCTACCTGAAGATAAATACCCTGAAACTGGGTGTTCACAAGCGCCGATGTGTACCTAAGCTCCCACGCCTCTCCGTAAGAGTGGTCGGCAGGAATGGAGATTGCAGCACCAGCGGGTGTATTGGTAGACACCCGCTTGTTAGTGCTTGCAAAGACTAGATGCGGAGAAGTGATGTGTGACCGTGTTAGGTTCCCCATTTCGTCTTCTCCTTAGCTGTTGCCGAAGCGGACGCCTTCCCAACGAAGGACGGCGCCCACACCACGCCGATAGACCACGATGCTCTTCTGAAGCGTTCGGTCGGCAGGAAGATTGACTACCTTCACACCGCCCCAGTCGATCCAGCGAACGCCGTGCTCGTCCTCATCCGCATTTTGAAGCGCCCACATGGTTGTGGAAGTCATGTATGGGTTTCGACAAGCCGTGACGTATCGGCCCGCGAAGTTCGGATCGTTGTCCGGGCTCTCGGCAAGGCCGGAAGCATCGAGAACCCTCGTCACTTGCGGAAACAGGGTGTTGCCTATGTGAATCTTGACGTTGCCTTCCTGCTCAAGCGTCTCGCCTCTCGGGTCCAGAAGGTCCCAATGCGCAGCAAGCTCTTCCTCAAGCGTGATAGAACCAAACGTCTTTAAGGTCGAAGGGCGGTTGGCCCGTGTCGCTACACCCGTAGCGGACGTGTGCGCCGTCGAAGCGAACACCTGCCCGTCATAGATGGTGTAACCGGAAGTGAACGCTTTGTTCAGAACTTCCGCCACTTCCTTGTTCACGGTCCGCATGGCGGCGATCATCGCATCCTTGGAGATGTTTCCGATCTCGCCGTACATGTCGTCCTCTTCCGCGTCGATGTCCCAAACGTATGCCTTCGCAAAACGAATGGGCCAATAGTTCGTGTCGTAGAGCTTCAGCTTCACGTCGGACGGCACGTTAGACCCCGGAGACGTAGCCTCCAAGACTTTGAAGCCCGTCGAGATGACGTTTCGGTAGTAGCCCTCTTTGCTACCCGGCTTGATCGTGGGAGCGATCTTCGAGTAGTAATCTCGGCCCTTCTTCACCTGAATCTTCAGAACTCCGTCGATTCCGGCTTTGATGAGGCCCAAAGTGTGTTCAGAAATCATTTTTTACTCCTTTTGTTCCCCCGTACCCTTAACCGACAGTGAAGAGAAGATTGAGCGGAATCCGGCACAGAACCCGGTCCCCCGCAGCCCAACCGGACTGCTTGGGACGAAGACCCGTGGCGGTGGCTCCGAGCGGCCTTGAATCCGGCCATGTGAAGTTGATGAATCTAAAGAGGCCGTTGGTCGTATTGCCAAGGTCGATCTTATAGACACTAGAGTCGAGATACCCTCCGTAGAGAGTCGTCTGAGCCACGCCAAGGATCGCAAGCGTCGGAGCGGTCGTATAGGTCGGAAGCACAAGGGCTACGCCCTCAAGCAAAGCGATCTCTACCGCGTCAAGGTCAGCAGCCGCATCGTGACAAGCCACCCCAATGATCCCTTGGCCATCCGTGCTCGTGTCCATCGTGGTCCCGCCGTGGGGGTCAACCTTTCCGTCGGACTGCATAATGCAGATGTCGCCTTCAGAGATGGCGGCGCCCGCAGTATAGATTTCCTTCCGAACATGGTTGCCAATCCAAGGCTGGACTTCTGTGAAACCATAGAATGCCAATTTCCTAGTCTGCCTTGCCCCCGTACCCTGTGAGCCGCTCTAGCTGAAACCTTCCGCTAAGGAAGGCTCATAACCAAATCTACGCTTTCCGCAGCCGCTTCCACTGCATTTCTGAGTTTAGAGTCGTCTGCATGAGTGTCGTAAGCGCCTTCGACGGAGTTCTCCATCGAAACTTGTCCGCCGTCTCGCTCTACGATGTCGCCCCTATCGTCCACATCGAGGCCAGAAATGTCCGAGAGTGAGAGTGCGCCTTCGTACACCGTGATCCCTTCCCGAATATCCGTTCCAATCGTCATGGTCTGGTTCGGCCTTGGCCGCTCGCTCTTGGCCCGTTGCGGAGCCGTATCTGCCAAATGCCTATGTTTTGGCTTTCGCATGATAACCTTGAGCTCGTGGCCCGTAACGGCAGGGTCGGTTTCGCAAATCTCCCAACCCTTCGCCCGCTGTGCGGCCGGCCCATTGGGGTTGTAAGCGCCCTTGAGCGCGGGCTCCTCCGTCTGGACCTCGCGATACTCGTACTCGTCTTCACGCAAGGATTCTGCTTGCTTGGCTTCCCTGGCTCGCTGGATGTCTCTTGGCATCCTGGTTTGCTCTCTGTAGGCTGAACCTTCCATTATTTCTTCTCCACCTTCATGTGCCGCAAATAGTCGGCTTCGTACTGTTTCGGGTCGGCCCCAATCTGGCTTGCAATCTTCTCGATTCGCACACGTTGTTCAGCGGTGACGGAACTGCCCTCTTTAGTCTGTTGGTTGATCGGAGCCACCGCAGGAGCGGATTTCGCCTTTGGCTTGACCTTTCCAGAACGCTCCAACTCTCGCATTGCGCCCCCAATCTGGCGAATGAACGCACCGGACTTCCTGATCTTCTCCATCTGGTCTGCCGTGTAATTCGAAGACTGAAGCTGGCGTTTTGCCTCTTCCCACAACTCGGCGGGAGCGTCAGGTTCCTTTGCCCTGGCATCGGCAAGCATCGAATCAATGGCGGACATCCTGCGGGTCACCCGAAGCGCGGCACGATCCTCGAAGTCGAGATCGTCCTCCGATGTTTCGGGCGCATCCTCTTCGTCCTTGACGAATCCAAGTTGCCTAGCATACTGTTTGACAAGTTCCGGGTTGTCTTTGGCGATTTGGTCAAGCGCCGCCTCGTAGGTCATCCCCTCTTCGGAAGCAACCCCTTCCTTGACTTCGACAACCTCTTCGGCAACGCCCTCTTCCTCGGTTTCAACAACCTCTTCGGCTACCGTTGTGTCTTGGGCGTGCTCGTTCTCTTTAGGCATCTTCTGTCTCCTTGGCGATCTTGGTTGCAGCGGCAATCACTTTTGCAGGATACCCAATCTGGGAAATCTCCTCTAAAACTCTTGCCGCGCCACGATCTTCTCCGTAAGCGATCTTGTCGAATGGCATGGTGGTTCTGTTAGAACAAGATTTATGCATATCCTTAGCCTTCTTGCCCCACCATGCCGCCATCGCCGCCCAACATGGGGAGAGAAAGAACTTCTCCCATTCCTCCTGCGAGGGCGTTTGCATACATCATCTCCTGTTGCTGCTGCTTCTCTTCGTCTATTGAAGGAAGCAGGGAATCCTTTTGGTTGAGTGTCAGCGTTTCCGTCGCGGCTCTAAGTAGCCCCGGAATCAAGTCGGGATACCGCTGAAGGATCGTCGGGTCCATCATCGCCAACGATTGCAAGCTCTGGGCCATCAGCGCCACTTGCTGCATCATCGCTTCTGGCGTGGCATTGACGACTTCGCCCTGCGCCTCGTACCAATACGGCATATCGAAGTCTCGCTTCGTCAACCCTTGGGGAAGCGCGTCCGCATACCACGGGTACCAGTCCTCGAAATGCTCGTACAGCAGATCGCCCACCACGTATTCCGCCATCTCGGAAAGCCCGAACCCCGCATTGAGCGTATCGGTGTCAACACCTGCGTCCTGGCCAGCCGCTACCCTATTGACTTCGGTTGCGGACCTTCGCCCCCCTGCAAGAGCTACACCAGAAGCATTGGCCGACATCTTGCCCGCAATGTCGGCGTCGTCCCTTGCCATCTGAATAAGGGACGGGAACGCGGCTAGATCCACCTGGCCTTGCGGGGTGAATACCTGCCCACCCCTCTCAATCGGATACACCATCGCGGGCTGAGCCTGGATTACGTCATCCGGCAGGCTCCAATTCTCAGCGAACATCGGCTTCATGGCCGTCCACATGGACAGCCACACCGTCAGGTTCCGCATATCGTTAGCAAAATACTGAGGGCCTAACAGATTCGCACCTCGGCACTTCTCCCGGTACCAGCGGTTGTACTCTTGATGCAGGAAAAAATCTACACATGGGCTCTTTCGATATTTCCAAGGCTTGATAGAAAGAAGCTGCCTGTCATCCCAAGCATAATGGACAAGCCATAACTTCTCCTCCCCGTTGCCGTCAAAATCGAGAGTCGAATAGAGTTCGTAGTACCGGACCTTCTCAAACTTCCTGTCTGGGGAAGTACCACTTCGATCTTGAGCAATTCGTTCGTCAAGCTCGTCAGGCGTAGCTGAACCAGATTCGATCTTGACTGATTCGTAGTATTCGCCAGATTCCTTCTTCTTGCGAATCTGGTCCACCGTCTGATCGGACAAATGCCCGTGCAAAACCGTCTGATCGAGAGTTGCAACGAACGTCGGGAACACAATGAAGTGAAGCGGATCAGCCGAGTCGATCTTGAGATACGGGTACCTAGTCCTGCCGTTAGGCCAAAACCCCGAAGGCATGTACGTAGCCCTAAGAACCGAATTGCCCCGCCTTTGCATCACATCGAGGCCCACCTGAATCTGCAAGGGATACTTAGCCTTCGCATAGTGAAGCTGCAAGGCTCTCTCGATCATGTCCGCTCTTTGCCCCGTAGGACCGCCTGAGCGCACGTTGACATAAGGATCGACCTTGGACAAGGGGCCAGCGATGAAAGCCGTCCCCATGTCGATCTTGGGGCCAACAACGGGGAAGTGGTACCAAGGAGCAGTCGGCCAAGGCTTTGCAAGGCTCTGGACTGGCCTGTTTGCCGCTGCATCGTCAATCTGACGCCATCTTTCAACCAACTCGCCTCTCGCATCCCGCGCCGTCTGGATCATGTCGCCAATCTTGGCGTTCCAATCCCTGCGGTCTTCCTCAGACAACTTGAGAAGTGTGGATTCCGGTTCTGTGGCTAAAGCGTAGGCTATGTCAGGACTCCGTAAATGCCCCCGATGTCAATGAACGCTAGGCGTTCCGACCCCTTTTCTTCAATTGGGAGCAAGGCTCTCCTTTCGTAGAGCACCTTGTCTCCTGGAAAAACATCTTCCACATACTCGCCAACCGCAACAACATAGGCAGAATCCTCCATCCGTCTCTTCATGGAATCGGGAAGTTCAATCCCACTTTTCGTCTTACCTTCCTTTTCTGGAAGTTCAACCAAAACGTTATCACCGAGCGGTCTGAATCTGTCCATCTTCGCATCTCTCACAGCTACTACGCTCTCATGCCAAGGTACATCAGTGGGACGGCCCCTCGCTACTCCACTTGCCCTGTATGGGCACACAATACCATACAGACGAACCTCGCTCCCCTCTTGGGGCTTATACCCGTCAAGCTCGAAACGATCCATGCGCTTGCCGTCGTCGGGATGCACGAGCACAATATCTCCCGGCACAAGGAACCCATCCCCGAACGGGATAGGTTTTCCCCGGACTTCAGCGCACTGGTTGCGTTTATGGAGCTTATGGGGAGGGTAAAGCCGTCCGCAAGCCAAAACAACGCCCACACAGGGGCGCTTCCGCCTGCTTTCGAGGCCCGTGAGAATGATTCCCCCATCCGTTTCCTTCGGCCTTGGCAGAATCTCGACCGCGACATGCCCATCCAGCATTCTCAGTCGCTTAGACGCGCTTTCGCAATCAATGGACGCGGCTGACTCTAACCCTGTGCAGCGGATGGGTCTCATATTTGTCAAGGTCCTCCAAGTCGTCTACTACGTAAGGGCCGCCTGAAAACGATTCGCCTTGGCACTCCCACTTCTTCCCAACCAGTTTGCATATGAAGGCGTGCTTGCGGCCAGGGTTCGTTACATACCGGCACATCGTTTGAGTCTTGAGCACTGCTACCGGCACATCTTCTACAACAGGACTGCCTTTTGGGAGCTTTTCAAGCTCTTTGATAGCCCTGGCCTTCCTCAAACGGTCCCCTGCGGCCTTTCGGGCCTCTTCCGACATTGGCTTTCTTCCCATTTCTTTCTCCTACGTTCTGGCGATTCGAGTCGCTTTCCCCTGCCCAAAGTGCATAATGTTCTTCCGAACTTCGACCAAAACACTCTGATGTGCGTCGTTGCAATTGTGAACGAGTATGCCATTTGCGAAGAACTCATGTTCACCATCAACCGTTAAGTCGTACACGTTCGCGGTCCCATCGGGTGAGACGCCCCGCACAACGTTTACCGCAAGTACGGGTGCAACTTGCAGCGGAAGTCTCAAACGAGTTCCCGCAAACCGTACACGTTCTGTTGGCTCCAATCGGCCTTTGGCTGCGTTGGTGCCCTTGCCGACATCGCATGGAACAGTACCGAGCCGCATTTCCTTTGGCCTCATAGTCAATCCCGCAAAAATCGCAACGCCTGATCCGAGTAGGTTGTTTCCCGAACTTGCAGCGAAGCGCATGGACACGATGCCATTCAATTCCTTCTGTGGACCCATGCCACGCTTTTGCGGCATCACGAGCGGCAGCAATGCCCTTCTTCCCATTCGCGGACAATTTCTCAAAATGCCTGCCGCTGAGATGGTCGAACGGCGAAAGGCACTCAAGATTTTCAAGCCGGTTGTCTGCGCAATCTTCGTTTTTGTGGTGGACGTGGGACCCTTCTGGGATTGGCCCGTTCGATTTCTCCCAAACATAGCGGTGCAGATATTCGCGCCTGCCGTCCACGTAACCTTTGAAGTAGATACGATCCGATCTGCGAGGCGAATCTGGATACCGAACGAATCGGCTTTCGCCAACCCATATTTCCTCTGCGCCAATTCTGCTTTTCTTGGGTCTTCCACCAGGCATGATAAAAGCATACCAGATTGAATGGCATCAGCGCGACTAAACTCCCCGTCAGCGTGAACCAGGTGGTTTGCGGTAACGCGGACGGTTTTGCCGTTGGATGCCAATACTTTTAGTACTGGCGCATTGTTCGCTGTCTTGCCAGACCATGAAACGCGCCTTAGCCCCTTGCGAGTCCACACCCTGTCGCCAACGGCGACACGTTCGATTGGAACATCCCCGCGCTCCGTAGCAACCAGCGACCCCTGGGCGAGACAATGGCTAAACATGTTCTTTACGGGCTTCAAATACACCATTCCTGGCCCTGCTTCGTCATGCGCCTTCGACGGTCTAAGGCAATACGCGCCCCTCATGCCTTCCACCAGCACCGGGCACCCTTGCTCGCAGTAGATTACCCTTTGCTCCCACTTCGCTTCGTGATCGCCCTCCTGAGAAACCCAATCGGATAGCGCCCAAACTACCGCATCCTCTCTTTGTGGCCAATTGTTCGATATCCGCTTGATCTTGAAACCGCTTTGCTTGGCAATCTCGTAGGCGGACCGGCCTTCCGATCCACTCTTTGTCATAACGGTCTCATCGCCTACGTGGATCAAGTCCTGCCAAAATGCGGGAAGGCGCTCCTGCAACTTCTGACGCACAATTGGAGCAAACGTGCCCATTGCCATATTGGTCATCGGAGCAAGCTCAAACAGGAAATGAATCTGCCCCTTTGGGGTGATCTGCGCTACTACCACCGCTGGCCGCAAGGTCATGCCGCAATCCCAACCGACGTAATATGTAGACTTTGGAATTAAAGGTATCGGTTTCTTGCGAAATGCAATTGGCGCATGGCGCTCGTACACGAAGTCCCTGAACACCGGATCGCCTTCAGCAATTGTCTCGTCCATCTCCATTTCCCTCAGCCATTCCGAGAGCGGTACGCCCCGCATGGCCTTTGCTTTCCACGCTGCGCCCTCCGGCGTGGCAGGGTCCTTGGACGGGTCTGCCGAGTAGTGAAGCCTGACGACCCTGGCCCCTTCCTGGGTCATGTAGGCATCGCATCCGTGCGGGAAGCTCACGCCTGGATCACCTTGCTTCGCTCTATGTCGAGCAGCCCTTTGAAGCGCCCTGATAGATGTTTGAGGATTATCAAGAGGCCCTGCATTTCATCGAGCGGTTCTTCGACGGGGCTCTCAAGAGGACTCCCGTCAAGTCCGATAATCCTTGTCCTCGAAGGAATGATCCCGGAAGTCTGGCTCCCGCCGATGTGATGCTGGACAACAACCACAACCCGGTCTTCAAACTGAACCGGCGTCTGAATCTGCTGGATAGCCATAAACCCCCCGCGCCTTTTCCTTGATTGCGATCCACTCCCGGTTTGCGCTCGCATTGGCAATCGCTACCGCGTGTCCTCCCTTCTCACCAGGAGGACCTTGGCAGACGATATTGGCTTGGCCCCAAACTGCCTTCACCCTCGCGTAAAGCGAAAGCTCCTCGCACTTGGCCCGCTTCGCGCCGCCGCCCTGAAACGAATCGCGGTCGGAGTTTACTGCAATGAACATGGCTCCGTTCGGGAACACCAACTTGTCTAACCCCTGCTTGGCCGTGTTGCCTTCGGTAATAGCGTTAGGCAATCCCCAAGCGGGAAACCGCTTCTGGATGTCGTCGTAGATGAACCAGGACCGCCATACGAAGTCCTTTGCGCCACCCTTGCCCTCGTACTCCCTGCCACCGTCCAAAATGTCTCCGGGCTCAATCCCTACGTCCCATACGTCTAGAGCGCACATGATCCAAGAGATGATGAGACGCCGAGACTTGAACACGATGAATGGCTCACCGCCCGACTTTGCCATCCACCAGTTCCAAACGAGGAACCTTACGTACTCCTTTTTGGGAATCGGAACGGCTTGCCCAGTCGTTTCAAGCCTCGTGCGAACGACCTCGGTGAGGAACCGATACGCGGCCTGCCAAGAATCTTCCCCGTAAGGCATCGGCCAAAGTGGGCCGCGACTCTTCTCGAACATCCGGCCAATGTCGCCCTGCAAAAGCTCAAGCAATGCGGCGGGCTTCATGTCCGTAATCTATCTTTTCTTCCTGAGAATCGTAAATCAATCTCTGACCCCCAATTGGAACGTGACGAATATCCGGCCCGGCCTGAGCACGCCTGTCATGCCTCGTAAATCACCCTCGTGCGCGTGCGTGCCTAATGTCAACCGAGCCCAACCATCTGAACCGATCCGCCCTGAGAGCCGAACCCCTGACACATCGCCTTCGACATCCCCGCCCCTGCCGACAACCATCCGGGCAGGCCAATTGCCCCAACGGCCCTCCCAGGACCCGGCATAAGGATTGACACCGCCGCCGCCGCAACCCGCGAGAACGAACACCAAAAGTAAAAGAACCCTCATTCTCGCACTACCTCTTCCCAATCGTCAGCATTTGTATTGTCGGAACCAAATCCGACAATACATATGCTGACGATTGGGCATGGCGACGTGTCGAACTTCAAAGCCCAACCGCCTGCCGAGTCGTTGCGGAAGTCTGGCCGCCCCCAGTGGAAAATCCCGGAAACACCGTTTGGACGCCGTAAAAGAACCCCATCCGGGTATTTCAACATGGCTTCGATAAGAGTCATCCCTGTACCGCCTCTTCCCACTTGCTCATTTCGGCAGTGCCCCCGTTTCCTCCCAAACCCTGATTGACTCTTGCCAAATACCTTGAGAGAAATCCCCCCGGCGCTCCAATATCCGCCGAATCGCGGCAGGAGTCCGATAACGCCTTCGCATCTCTTGATCGTCGTCCTCCGGTACCCCACCCCGAACGAAACGGTACCCGCGTGCCAAACCGTCGGACATGATGTCCCACTCCGGATGCCCGGACTCCGCGCTCGGACGAACTACCGCCAAACCCGGTAACTGAGCCACCAAGCTCCCGTTCACATTGTGCGAAGGACCGTTCACATTTTGAGGCCCACCGTTCACATTTTCGTTCACATCTGCCGAAATGTGAACGGGCTCCTCCGAAATGTGAACAGGGATGTGAACGGTCTTCCCTAAATCTGGAGCCGCACCGTGAACATCCCTGATGACATTTCCCCACGCCGTTAACGATTTCCCGCCACGGGATACCGCCATTGCCAACGCAGACTTGCTCGCGCCTACGATCTTTGATGCCTGATCGTAACTTAAATTGAACTCAACTAATAGTGACTTGAACTCATTGCCATCCATGTGTAACACCCATGTGATACAGTATAACACATGTGACCGTTCACATTGGGGATTTTTTGCAAAAAGGCCCGTGTGGTGGGACCCCCCCGCGCGCACCCCCAGCCGCCCTGGGCGAAGGCACCCGGCCCCCCTCCCTCGCGCGTGCGCGCACACGCTCAATCGAACCCGTTTGAACCTGGCGACGCCGTGGATGCCCCTGCAAGCCACGTACAGGCACTTTCAGAGCGTTTGAACCTGAGCCATGTCGTTAGAACCCTCTTTCGTTCCTTGCCACGAGCCTGCGCTCACACGTTGCCCCACAGTAGATACGTCCATCATCCTTAGCAACCTTGCCGCAAGCCGGGCACCGGTGGGGGCCGATGGGAGCACCACGCTCATCTGTGGGAACGGGCTCCTCTTCCTCGGGGTTTAGTTGCACAAACTCCAGTAACGACTCCCAGTCAATACATGCAAGCGGAGCTTCTGACAACTTGCACATACTATGGAACCCTACGTGACACGATCGACACATGACGAACAGGTCTTCGTGACTCTCACAGGTGATGCGCTCGTAACTGTTATGGTGAACCACGAGGGCGCTCCTTGCAGCGCATGTCTGGCACCGATAGCCAGCCCGTGACAGCACGGCTTCCCTCAATTCGATAAAGTGAGAAGTCCTCAAATATGCGTCGTAAAGACGAGCCTTTTGAATGTCATCCATGTACTTATTATACCACCAGGGGGAGGGTCAAACGTGCCCGTGCGTGTCACGTAGGGGCTGTGCGAACCTGCGAACGGGCTACCCAGGTTCAGGTTCGAGGGAACCTGTGGACAGGGCGTCCGCTTCCTCGTGCCATCCGCCGGTAGCCGACTCTAGCTGAGCGGCTACCTGCTGGGCCATTGCCTCTAACCTGGCAGGCAGATCGGGCAGGTCCGAGAATACAAGGCTGGCAACGTGCAGAGCTAACCGTAACGCCATAGGGTCGTCGAGCTGCACCTTGGTGATCTGCTCTACCTTGCCGTAAAGCCGCTCAAGCAATCGATCGAGGAGCGCAGGATTGTGCCGAGCCCACGCCTCGAAAGCGGACTCCGTGACTTCCTCAACACGCTCCTTGAGTTTCCGCTCCGTTGCTGCATTGAGAGCGTCAAGAGCGGTCTTAGACTCCTTTTTAGCCTGCCGCATGGCTTTGGTGAATCCGGGTCCTGGTGTAGGGATGTGGCACCCGTTCGAGTCACCTGTATGGATCCTCCCGACTCCATGCGAGGGCACCCTCATACGTTCCGGGTGTTTTGCGGGTGATTCACTTCCTAGACTTGCCATGAACTCTGTTGTACCCCTTGGTTAGGCTTGTGTTTTCTGACGGTCCTGTTCGGACTTCCTAGGTTGGACGTGCTGGTAGATTTACCAGTTTTGAGGGAATTCGCTTTGATCGTGTGTAGTTTGACGATAGTTGTGGTATAGTATCAATGTGAGTCTACAAAGGCTCGCAGGAGAACCGACAATGACTACAAAAGAGCGAGCACTCTGGACGGCGGCGGTCACTCAGATGGTTTACGACGCCTTTACTGCCGCCCGCGAATCCGAGAAGACGTGGCTCCGATGCGGGGCCAAAGAGAACCCAGCTTCAGAGCTTGACATGCTCTCGACTGCCATTAAGCATGTCAACAGCCACGCCTGCGAGTTTGCCGGTCTGTTCCCCGAAGACGCCGCATGGGAAGCGGAAGCGGAAGCACTCGCCGAGTGGTCCGACGCACACTCAAAAGACTTCCCACTCCTGCGAAAGCGAATCCGCACAGTTCCGGCCTAGCCCCAACTCCCCAGGAATCCCTGGGGAACCTCTCCCCCTGCCCCTCACGAGAGGCAGAGGGAGCGGGAGCCCGCTCAGGAGAACCGACAATGAAACGCAGCACGACAATGAACTACAAAGCGCGGCCTCGATGGGCCAAGCCGCTCTCACAGCGCCTTTACACAGAGTTGTGTAAAACCCACGGCGGCAGAGCAACCCTAAAGGAGCTAAAGCACTGCCTCGTGGCCTGCGAGGATAGCCACCTTCGCTGCTGGCCCTGTTACTGGGCTGGCAGAGAACTGGGGCTCGTCTAACGGCGCTCCCCGCCGCGCTAAAGGCGGGGAAGGAGACACCTATGATCCAGCTAAACTTCAAAATCCCCGAATCCCTGAAGGGCGCGCTTGAGGCGGCCTGCGAGCGGACATTCCAATCGCAGGCGGAATTTATCCGCCAGGCCATCCTCGAAAAACTCCGCCGAGAGGCGAAGGAGGCCGAACGTCGATGACGACGCCCCAACGCACCCAGGCCCTCGGGATACTAGAGCAGGTGGCCTACGACCTCCACCTCTTCCTCCTCGAAAACAGCATCAAACCGATGATGCTGGACGAGGCAGGGCTAGTGGGCCTCAAAAACCTCATGCGCCGCGAGGAGCCGAACCTGTGGCGCGAACTGTGCGAACTCGGCAAGAACGACACAGACGACAGCGAGTTTGTATGGCGCGCCGCACTCGCTACAGACCTGATCGGCGAGATTGGGTAACCACCACGCCGCTTGCGATAGCGGCCACTAAGCCCCGCCAGGAGATCACTGACATGACAGACAGACAGACAATCACACGCAACCGTTACGGAGCCATCTCGCCTGAGCCGGTCAAATACCGTGCCATCGTGCTCGACGCGCAGGTTCAGGGCCTCATCGAGGCTGAGGGTTGTGAATTTGACAGCAGGCGCCGCGGGTGGGCGCTAAACTACGACATCTACGACATTGACATCCCCTCGCGGCGGATGATCGTACAGCGCCGCTATACGGTGGGCGATAAGTACGGCTTGCATCCCACCAAAACCTACCTCCTGATCTCGTGGTTTCGCGGCCGCGCCACCACCGTCGAGGTAGCTCCGGCCAAGGCGCTGATCGCAAAATTGGCTAAAGTCGCCACGCGTTTAGGCCAGGTGGTCGCCCGCGTATGCGACGGCGACACGTCGGTCAAATTGCCCAGCGCATCTATACCTCGCCAGGCCTATAAGCAGCTAGCAGTCGTGGACGGCCAACTGCGGTCGATTTTTTCAGGTCGCCCCTACACCATTGGGGGTACCTACCGCGAATCGGTCAGGAGCCACCACGGCGGAGGGTATTACTGGTACGCAGACAAGCACGCAGCATCGGCGGCGAGCGTGCCAAGCGCAAGCAAGCTGCTCGACGCGCCTCGCGTTGTCGTCCGGCTTCGCGTAGCAGGGGGCGTGCGCAGCTACGGCGGCGGAAAATACGCATCTTCAAGGATGACGATCATGGAGGTCATGGAGGTCTGTGACACTCCTGGCGTGTGACCCGTGCGAGGGGAGGGAGGCCTCCCCACCCCGGCCCACCGGGGAGGAGACTGACTTGACCAACGATTACACCACAGCGTGCCAGATATTGATTGCTCACGCCTCACAGCCGTCCGACCAGCAACTCGCCCACATGGCACTCACGGGCCATGTGGGCTTACGACAGCAACGGTACAACCGATCTGCGGAGCGCATCATGGCTTACCCTACGGGAGATCTAACGCAGGAGCAGCGCGATTTAGTGGCGAGTTTTGTGCGTCCTGCCGATGGTGATTGCCCAGATAGTTAAGCAAGCCCGCTGGCGCGTTTTAGGTGCGAAGTGGGCTGCTGATAGTAGGTATCACCGAAGCCGGGGCGCCGTTACTCATCCCAGACGCCAATCCGCAGGAAGGCGTCTTTGCCGAACACGTCTCCAATCCCCTTGGCCGGAGCAAGCCTGCCGAAAAACTCGTTCGCCTTCGGTCATGTCCGCCCATTCTTTTGCAGGGACACTCTCCGGCTCCAGGTGGCGTATGCGCCCAAACAGGACTTCCGCGAGGGCGTCAACGCACCTATCTCTGGCGTCAGACAGCGCGATAGATTGCAGGTTTGTCAAGCACATAATTCCGTGTCAAATGCATAATTCCGGACCTACCCCCACCGTCTGAAACACCCCGCACCCATCAGCCTCGTGGTACACTCCGGTTGCATTCACAGAGGCTGCGGCCCCGCCTAAGCCCCGCGCAAAGGCGGGGCTTTTCGTTACATCCTGAAACCGAACAGAAAGCCAAACCCTACGACCTTCGATTGCTCGAACTTCGCGAACGCGCCGATGTCCGCCGTGAGGTTCGACGCCAGACGAAAGGGCATGACGATCCCAAATCCCCCGAAGAGCGAGCCGTTTTCCTGCCTCGCACCGCCAATTGCGACGATGGGCAGATTGACGTTAAATCCAAACGGACGGTCAATGCTTAGGCCCGTCGGCAAAACGAGCGACGGACTGGCCTTGTGTGTCTTGAGATCGTACACGTAGGACAGCCCTTGCCCGTGTCCGACATGGCAAAGAACCAGAAACAGCCCCAGCGAGGCAAGGAGACGGCAAGAAACACGGTTTCTCATTAGAACACCCCCGACATTCCGAACGCGGCTGTAGCGCCAGACACCGCCCCGCCGATATATCGCTTGAAAGCGAGGCCGAAGTCGAATGACGCATTCGGTTTCCCATCCGGCGTGGATTTGCTCCAAGCGTGCAGGTCGGTCAGAAACGCAGCTGCGAAGCCGCTGATTGCGCCTGCAATGATTTTCTTGAGGTCGAACATTATTGCCTTTTCTCCTTGAGCCAGTCAAAGCCGTTCACCGCCTGGCCCTCTCCAACTCCCTCACGCGCTCGTCAATCCCGTCCATCCGCTCCTTGCCGTCAAGCAATTGCTGCTGCATGACTGCAATGCGCCGAACCTCGTGATCCATGCCGCTGACCTGGGCCTCAAGGCTCTCCAACCGCTTGAGCCCCATCTGAAGCACAAGCCCGTTCCGCCACATGGCGACAATCACGGATAGCATGATGCCGCTCATCGCAATGATCGAACCGAAACTGATTGTCCAGTCGAAAGTGATCGCCGCTATCATCTCCGTCATTTACAACCCCACCTTTTCAACAACCCATTCACCCGCGAACAAGGAAAGCCCTTCGGATCCGTTTTGCGTTTCGGCGAAACCGCATAGTGAGTTGTCAAATACTGTAGCGAAGAAATTGCATTTTGCAAATCTGCGACAAGCAAACGACAGGCTTCGGTCTGCTTCTCGGTGTACGGGTCAATGCCATCGTTGCGATTGACGAAGCTGATGCCGATGCTGTAGCCGTTACAGTTCTCGCCCGACGGCCCAAGGCTCTTGCCTGCATGGAACGCAACCCGCGTGTAGGGGACGGCCTTCCAAACCACACCATCCTTGTCGATCAAATAGTGGTAGCTAAGGCCCTTGAGCCTGAGCGTGGAAAGAGCGCCGGAAAGGGAGCCGCCAGCCGTCGCATGAAGAACAATGGTCGTGATCGCCCGGAACCGGGGACGAGATGCAAGCCAGGCTGCAAGGCTCTTTATCATGACTCTCACAATGGCTCGTTTTGAAGGACCGCCCGCCGGTTGTGAAGCCGACGGGCAGGAGAACGACAATCAACGACTCACGCACCTTGCGTCAGGCACGCGCGGCCATCAATTTAGGATAGCACAACTTTCGCGGCAGATTCAACAATTCATGCAAATGGCCGGATTTGAACCTGAAAATTCCTGTACATTAGCGAGCCAAATTTTTCAGGCCGTCCTCAAAAACTGCCGCAGGGACCGCTCGGAATGAACGGCGACGAACGCGCCGGGATGGTCCGCCCAAAATCCGAGCATCGCTCGCCAGGGCTTCGCGGAGAACGCCATGTCCGCCGCCATCAGCCACACGCCCTGGGTTTCGGCGTCCACATAGCGCCAAGCCACTGCGCACAGGTCCCGCTTGAGAGCGTCCCGAACCCTTCGAGACCAGACAGCCTTGTTCAAATCGCGGCCTTCGACGTACAGATGCCGGGCAAGTGCTTGGTGCGCGGCGGAGAGCATCCCGACTCCGACCTCGATACCAAGCAAATCGGCGCTCATCTCGCCACCAGCCTGCCTTGCCTTGCCCCAACGTTCAAGCAGTTCTTCGGCGGGCGTTTTCTTTGTACGGGCCATGTCGGGGATTCTACCGTAGCTCGCAAAACAGCCCAACCGCCTGACAAACCGCAAGGCTCCCCGCGAACGGTTCAACCAAGTTCGGCACGTCGCCAAGCGCGTTCCAAACCGTTGAGGCGATTTGTGACTTCGCGCCGAAGTAGGGAAACGGCGCAATCAGGCTCATCGTTTGCACTGCCTCGGCTCCGAGAACCGCGTAACCGGATGCACATACACAGCCTCGGGATAAACGGGATTGGCCCGCTCCCGCAAGAGGTGGGACGGCAAACCTTTCCGGTTCGGCTCGTAAGACGGCTCCCTGACAATCAGCGGGTTGGGACTAGGCTTGGGCAGGAGTGGGGGTGGGGGTTCGAGCAGCAAGCCCCTTGCCTTGCACCGCCAGCAAAGGCCGCTTCGACAGGCGTGGCCGCAATGCACGCAAGGCACCTTCGTTGCCCGCGTCCGGCGTCTCCGGCACTGGCCGCACTCCTACGAGAACGCCAGCCTGCCGCACGTTTTGCAGACCTGCTTTTTCCCAGCCTTGCCGCGCGCTACATCGCGGGCTCGCTGCTTAGCTACCCGCGCTTGGATAGCTTCGAGCGCCGCGTTGATCTCGGTTTGCGGTGGCACACTCAGAACTTTGCAGGCATTCTTTCTGCACGTTCTTTAGCGGGGCCTGGGCAGCGATGGCGGCCTGGGCCTGCGCTCGGCTGATCGCCTTCGCCGCCATGATTGATTTGAGTTTCTTGTTCATGGGTTCCTCGCATTAAGAGTCTCTACATAGTAAGAGATAATTACTATCTTCTCGCGCGCACGCGCGCACGGCATACTTGGCCGCCGTGGTCAAGTATGGTGGCAGATTCAAAAATAACACTTTCGCGCCATACTTGACCAATTACACTGGATAAAGGAGAATGGTCAAGTATGCACATTCTGTCTACATGTTTGCCATACTTTGCCATACTTGACTTTTGGCTAAGTATGGTCAAGTATGGCAAAGTATGTAAACCCAGGTTCAATTTTCCATCCAAATCACGTCGGTACTGGGATCGTAAACCAATTCTCTATCCGCCGGCAAGAACCAGATCGCCTTGCTGTTCTTGCCAAAACCGTCTCTGCTTTTCTCCCCATTTATCTCTTTCAGCGCCTTACACAGAACGTTGTACGAGATGCCCTTGCTGTCCCCAACGCGGGTGATGTCCTGAACATACTTGGGGCCGTGGGCCAGGTATTCCTTCAGGAATATCTTGGCGACGTTCTTGAGACCCATCCTGGCGTCATAGGTGTCCTTCGCATCGAAAGGATTGTCGAAGGTGTGAACGTACTCGATCTGTTCTCCCATCCTGCAAAATGCGAAGGGGTCCGCCCTTGGCACAAGCAAGCTGCCCTTTTCGTCGGTGACAATCACAAGGCCGCGTTCTGTCGGGTGGTAGCGCATCACCATCTGTCCCCGATGGGAATTGCGGAATTGCACCGAGCCGAATCCAAGCTCCGAGGCCGCTTTGCCGACAATGCCTTTCGTCGTATGCCGAATGTTGTTGAACACGGCCTGGGTGTTGTGCCCAACGCGGGCAAGCCCGTGAAGGATCGGTAATACGGCGAGGGGGTCCTTCCATCCTTCCCGCGCCACGTGTCCACAAAAGTAGTAGAGCGCGTCAAACACGATATTCACAAACCCACCGTCCTTGATCTTGGCTTCCAATTCTTCGATGCCGTCGTCGTCAAGCATGAAGTCCGGGTCGTCTATGAACTCGATCATCGAAAGGTCGCCGCCGTTCGCCACATAGACCGTGGCGATCTCTTCGGACATATCCTCCCCTTTGTGAAAGTACAAGGTCCTTGTGGGTTCGCAAGCGCCGTCTCCATTGGGGAGTGTTCCGTGTGACAATCCAGCCGCAATCGCCGTCAGTAGACAAGTTTTAGAGGTGCCCCCGTCAGCGTCCCACAGGATGTTTTTGCCTCTCGCCAGTCTTGGCTCCCACAGGTAGCGAATGATGATTGGCTCAAACGTCTCAGCGTTGAACACCTTTCCTTTCAACACCTTCGGGGGCGTCGATAGTGGAATTTCGACAAACTCACTTACGCTATGCCCTGCTTCTAGATGGTCGTAAGCGTCGTCCTTCTCGGCAGTCGTCGCGCTTTGCACTAACCGCACCGATGCGGCCACTGTCTTGATCTGCTTGGCGACATACCGTCCATAGACCAGCCCTACCGTATCCCTGTCAGCGATGATGACGGCGTTCGCGCCCTTTAGCGCGTCGGTATACAGAGGAAGCCACTTTGAACTAGGATTTGTGCCGTCGGCTCCCGCAGGCTGGCACGTTGCGGTAAACCCGACGGCACGCATTCTTTCGACAGCTTTTTCCCCTTCGCAAATATAGATAGGCTCTCCTGATTCGACTGCCTTCAAAACTTCCGGCAACCGATAAAGAACCTTGGATTTCGCTCCGAGAGCATCGGAAACTTTGCGGTTCGGCACTCCGTCTGGGCCAACGATCTGCTGGTAGAACCCCTTTTCGCCATTCTTTTCAAACCGAACTTTCTCGAAAAGGTACTTGCCGTCAGCGTCTTGATATTTATAGACTGTCGGCAGCTTGAACGAACTGCGTCCATTCTTTTGAATGCGCCGGTCCTCTTGCGTAAGGCCTAGCGCCGCAAGAATGGCGTTCTCAGAACATCCGTTACTGATGCATTTGACATGGAGCCACCCATCCGGCCCTTCCCATACTCCGAGCGAAGGTTTGGCGTCTTCGTGTGCTGGGCAAACTCCAATGTAGCCGTCGCAATTGCGGATTGTGTGTTTCTTCGCTTTGTCAAGCCGAGATGCAAACTCTTGGAGAGTCATCTGGGCTTGATCCTTTTCGCCGCGTCGAGCGCATTGTCTAAATGGTTGTAGACATCTTCGGCGTGACCCGCATCTGGCCTGCCGTCTTGTTGGTAGAACTGCCAAGCGACAGCGCGGGCTGAAAGAATAAGCTGAATGAGCACAAGCCGCTCGTCGTGTTCGTCTGACATCCGTATCCTCCACAGATAGAATTGCAGGGCCGTCTTCGCCGTCTGTGGGCGGACGACCTCGCGAAAAGTCTCCCGGCTACGGACGGCCCTCGAAGCATCCTATTGTACCCCAACCCTCACCCCGCATCGCCACTCTTCGACAACCCCGAAGAGTTCATTTCCCACGCATACGCGACCACCGCCAACGCCGAAAACATGTGCCCGCTGATACCCCACAAAGGCCCCGGAACAGTCCGCTGACGCATTTTCAGGGGTTGGCCCCTCTTCCCGGTTGGAACGTAGGTTTCCTTGCTGGAAACGGGACCAAATCGGTCCAACAGGGCAGCGCGTATCATAATGCCGCCTTCATGTATCTTGCAATAGCTTCTATCTCAGCAAGCGTGGCGTCTGACTTGATCCGATTTGCTCTCCATGAGATCACACACACATTGCCTTTCACGTATCCTCGGCCTGGGTCTATTCTGTCAAGCGTCGGCGATCCATCGTGTTGGCGGCGTGTCGGGTCAGGCTGATACGACATTGGCGTTCCAAAAACCGGGCAAACAGTATGGACAACAATATCACTTTTTTCGAGACTAAATGGCACATTGTTGCATTTCGCCCTACGCTTCGCCAATCCAAAAATTATTCTTTCGGGGACTGTTCGGCGCTGTGCATTTTCCCTTGCGGTTGTGCGTGCGCGGACGCCTGGCCTGCGCATGTAGTCTTGTGCGTATTTGGTATAGTAATCTTTGTGGTTTTGGTAATGTGCTCTTGCGCGAGCGCATTCACAATCTTTACATGCTGCTTTGTGCCCATTTTTGCGGGCGCTTTGCTTGTGGAAGGATTCAAGTGGCTTAACGCGGTGGCATCGGCTACAGGTCTTAGTTGTCATCGGAGTTCTCCATAGCGTAGATCGCAACAGCAAGCGCACTCCACATGTGTCCATGCACACCATAAAGCGGGCCCGGTGTTGCCTTTTTCCCAACAGCCGTGAGTTTACCCCCAAATCGGTCCAGAATACTTGCGCGGACATTCCCATCTTTGGCCCTCGAAGAGCCGCAGAAGTGCAGCTTGACCTTGGAGCGGTACACCGGCACGAACCGGTCTCCAAGAATCTCCATGAGCCGCCCGATGACGAACGCCGTCTCGAAGACCTCCTTCCCAACTGGCATCCCGAACGATTCCAGAAGTTCGACGGCGACGGGGCCGCGCCGCCATTGGTGCCGCGCTTCGTGCAACATTTCGACGGTCGGAAGCTCCGCCGCCCCAAGCACCGTCTCCCCATTCCAGAGCACGAACGCGGATAGGACTGGGCCAGGATCGAGGCCCACGAGGATCATTCCTCGTCCTCCGGCCTGCAAATATCACCCGGCTGCCAGTCTTGCGGCTGGGGCAGGTCTTCGGCGGGCGGTCCTCCCCACTGCTTTCTCAAATAATCATCTATTGTTTTTGTTTCGTGGCGACTTAAAACCCTTTTGGGTCTTACGGTGTACTGCGCAAGAATCCTGAAGTACGGTTCAGCGGGGCTAACTTCTTCCCCTGGTTCTGCAACTACCTTCGGCAGGCAGTCCTCGACGTAGATGCCCTCGCGCCAGAGCGCCAGAGTCTCTTCGTGAGTCACGTATCTTGCTCTCGTCACCTTCATGCCGACGGGCATCCCTTGTGGTTTCTTCATAGCTTAACTCCTAAAGCCTTGTTTGTCTCGAAAAGGCTCCCTTTGTTGTAGCGAAAGGCCGTGAGAATCCCTTTGAAGGACGACCAGGCTTTCGGCAGGTCCCGTGCCATTCTCACAGTACACCCTTCTGGCTGGACTAGGAGAACGAACGCGCCTAACGCTCTCGGCATCTTTACGCGCACCCCGGAAGCGATCCGGCCTTCGCGCCTGTGCCCGATCTTCTCGGCATAGTAGTAGGCGGCAAGCTGCTCTGCCATTCCGCCCCTGACGGCGCTGGAAGTCTTGGCGTCCCCTAACAGCCATCCATAGCCGAAGTTCCAGAAGCCATCCATCGTGCCCGCAACCTTCAACTTGTCGTGAAAGACCGGATGCTCGGCGAACTTGATCTTGGGATTGTGCGTGTGTAGGAAATGGTTTAGCGCAAGCGCATGGCCTATCGTTTCGTCTTCGTCGCACAGGTATTCGTGCTCTTGAATCTGATCGGGAATCCAATACTTAATATCCTCTTGGGAAAACCGTTCTCCCACCTCCCAAGATGGGAGCAAGAGATGGCAGCAGGAGCCTCGGTGCGCAGCCCTTGTAAGGAACCGCCTTCCCTCGTGCTTGAGCCATTCTTTGTCTTTCAAAAGCACTTCGGGGAGCACGTCTTTGTAGACTCGCTCCCATGCGCCGGTTTCCATATCTAAAGCCCAGCCGGTGTACTGTCTGTGGTATTCCAAAGGCTCTTTGGATTTGGCTTCTATCCGAGCCAAGTTCCGAATGAACATCGCCGTTAGCTCCGCAGCCTTTAGCGCCACCATATACGGCGACACTTCCGCGAACCCTGCCGCGAAGTGCGGCTTGAGAACCGAGGTCACCGAATCGAACTCTTTGACCCGGCCAGATGGGAGGGTCCATCTATATAAACCCTCCCCTGACCGGAGGTCCGTTCCTACGGACCAGGAACTCATGCTTTTCCCTTGATCTTGGCGAACTTGACGGCAAGGGCCTTCGCGCACGCTTTGAAGGCGAGCGCCCCTGGGCCTGCCAGGAGCGCGTCAATCTCTTCTTGCGTGGTCTCAGCCGTGATGAACGAGATGCCTTCGTGTACGTCGGCGGACTCGTAATTTCCGAGGTTCGCCTTGCGCGAAAGGTGGATCGAATAAGTCAACACGGGCTTGTCCACACTAACTCTCATCGAACGGATCGTATTCCGCTTCTTCCGCGTCTCCTTCGGGAGTGAACATCTCAACGCCGCTTGTGCCGCCGCCGCCGAAGTGCTCGTCGTGTTTAACGAACTGGATAGACCGCAGGCCGCAACCGACGTTCTTGGCCTTGGTATCGGGGTCCTCGCCGCCGTAGAAGCACACGATGACCTTGGCCCAATCGCCGGACGCCCACCCATCGCTTTCCGTGACAGGCTGCACCTGCGGGTTTACGACGGCGGGAGCAAAGTCGCCTTTGGCGTTCATGTACCAGTGGCCGGGATACTTCTCTTCCTTGTCACCGTCGAGAAGCGGGATGCCGTACTTGGCTCCTTTGGGGAACTTGGCTTCCGCCGCTGCCTTGATGCCGTCGCGTGCCGCAGCCAAGGACTGTTTGGGATCGGAACAGAACTTGTTGGCGGTTTTGGGGAAGAGAAGGACGGCAGAGTATTGGTCATTGCCGTCGCGGAGGCTTGCCCTGGGCTTGTAAATCCAAGCGTAAGACAGGCGAACTGGACCCACGAGGGTCCGATTGGTTTTCTTAGTTTCTTTGGTACTCATTGTTTTGTGTTGTTTGTGAGGAACTGAGCATCCCCGTCGCTCCGGCTTATAGCCGGTCTTCACTCATCTTCCCAAGGGTCATCGTCGGGGAGGTTCGCAGGCACGTAGCCTTCGGCCTCGCAACTTGTGTCTTCCCAGTCGTCGTTCATCCGATTCATTCGGTCTCCTTGTGAGCCACGATCCTTGCCACCGTGGAGACGCTGCACCCGGACTGCTTGGCAATTTGGCCGTAGGTCCATTTGGCATCGCCGGTACCTTCAAGGCACTCCGCCGCGAGCCGTAGAATCTTCGCCCGTCGCTGTCTGTCCATCGGCCTTCGCCCACGTTTTCGATTCGGTTTTGAACTCACGAAAAGAGGATACCACAAGAAAGGTCAAAATCACCTCACATTTTTCTGAAAGTCGTGTCATAATAGGAGCGTTGAACCAGGAGAACCGACATGAAAACCTATATCGTCATCCATTCCCTCTTCGGGCCGAACGATTTTAACCTCCGCCAGTGCGCCACGCGGGAGATCGCCGACATTACGGCTCAACTGCTGGCGCTGCGATACGAAACGTCCACCCCGTTCATTGTGGAAATGGACGTACCCGAAGGCTACGGGACGAAGCAGGATGTGGCGGCATGAGCAACCACGCGCTGAGAAGAAGGGGGAGAGGAACAGGGCAACCGGGACTTTAGACCTAGCGGATTTGAACCTGACTTGACTTTTCTGTTCCGCATGTGGTATACTCGCAGCGTCTCGTGAGGACGGGACGGGAGAACGACGAAATGACCAACTGGTTTGAGATTGACAAGCAAGGACTGGCGCGGTTGCGCGAGGGCGCTCCCAAGTCGTCTTTGATCTTCGAGCTTGTGCAGAACGCTTGGGACACGGATGCCAAGCGGTGCGCGGTGGAATTGCGGCCCGTGCCCAACACGCGCCACTTTGAGTTGATCGTGGAGGACGACGATCCGGGCGGATTCATCGACCTCTCGCACGCATACACGCTCTTTGCGGATTCTGCCAAAAAGGACGATTCGACAAAACGGGGCCGGTTTAACCTTGGGGAGAAGCTGGTTCTGGCACTGTGTAAGACAGCCCGGATCGAATCCGTTACGGGCACCATCTCGTTTGACGAATCTGGCCGCCACCATAGCCGCAAGGGAACCAAGGACGGCTCACGCTTCACTGGCATCATTCGCATGACTGCCAGGGAGTTTCAGGAGGCGTGCGTGGCCGTGCGCCAACTGATTCCGCCAAGCGCCTGCGCGACGACGTTCAATGGGGCACCATTACCATCTAGGGTGCCCGCAGGCAGCGCGGTTGGCGTTACCCTACCCTCTGTACTATCGGACGGGGAAGGCACACTCCGGGCCACGCGCCGCAAGACCAATGTCTTGATCTATGAACCACGCACGGGCGAAGCTCCGATGATCTATGAAATGGGTATCCCAGTGGTGGAATCCGGGGACCGTTATCATTATGACGTACAGCAGAAAGTCCCTCTGACACTTGACCGAACGAATGTCACCCCTGCATTTCTGAGGGAGATTCGCAAGGCAGTCGCCGAAACAATGGTGGAAACGATTGATTCGCAGGATGCGAACCACGAATGGGCACGCAGCGCAGCGGCTCACCCGGAGGCATCCCCGGCTTTAGTCGCCAAGGTCTTCACCGAACGCTTCGGGGACCGAGCCGCGATCTACGATCCGTCCGACCGCGAGGCCAATATGAAAGCCGTGTCCGAAGGCTACACGCTAGTGACCGGCAGCCAGCTCTCGCGCGAGGAATGGATCAACGTCAAGGGCAAGCGGGTTGAGGGCGCAGCGATAGCGTTACCAGCGGGGCAGCTATTTCCAACACATGCGCCGAAGACCGCGCCGACTGACCTTGTGACCGATTGGACTTCGGGCATGAACCGCGTGGCCGACTTTTGCCGATGGCTCTCGGAGGAACTGTGGGGCGAAAAGGCAGCGGTGCAGTTCATCGACTCCCCGCTCGCATCGACGCTTGCAGATTTCGGCTCGAACCGTATCCGGTTCAACGTCGGCAGATTAGGCCGAGCATGGTTTGAAGGCGGCGTACAAACCAAGGTGCTCGACCTCATCATCCATGAGTTCGGCCACCACTACGAGAGCAACCATTTGGACAAGCGGTACTACGAGGCGCTGTCAAGCATCGGAGCCCGTGCGGTGGCACTGGCCTTAGAGCAGCCTGGGCGATTCAAGGAGGTCGTGCGATGCTAACTACAGCCCAGGCCGCAGAGCGTCTTGGCGTCTCGCCTCGTAGAGTGCGAGCCATGATCGCATCGGGGCAACTGCTTGCGGACAAGCCTGGACGCGATTGGCTCGTCGGGGAATTGGCTTTGGAGGCTGTGCGGAAAAGGGCAACCGAACGGCCAAAAAAGGACGTGACGGCATGACCGACGCCCCCACCGCCAACGCCAACGCCAGCGCCATCGCCCCCGCCAACGCCTACGCCCCCGCCCTCCGCCGACGCCAGCGGTTTCCTTAAAAGACTTCTCAGGGAGGAAACGAAGATGACCGACGCCGAACGCCTGGCATTCCTGTACGGCTTCCCGCCGGAACCCTCCTGGTGGGATCGGCACGGCGTCAAGGTGGCGGCTTTGGCCGTCGCCCTCGCCATTCTCGTAACGATCTACGGGCAGGAGACAGCTTCCTGGCTCGTGGACATCCTTTGGAGCAAGCATAATGTGTAATTTTTTGTCGGCACTCATATTCGGGCCGAAGCTCGAACTCAAATTCGGCAGGTTCTACTCAGACCCATTAACGACCAATTCGCACACCGACCTTGAGGTCAAACTTGGCCTTGTAGACCGTCACGCCGATCCTGAGTGGGCCAAGGTCGAATACACGCCTGGGCCAGAGAAAGGTCTGGCGGATTTCGACGGCTATGTATTCAAGATAGACGAGACCATCACCCCCGACTGGCTGTCCGAGGACCTGATCGAGGAGTTTAAGGTCTACGCTAAGGCAAAGCTCGCGGATATCATCATCACGTCAGGCACCCACGACCTGATTGACACACCAAAGAAGGCGATCTGTGGCTCGGCGAGGATCGGCTCCGTCTGCGGCTCGGCGAGGATCGGCTCCGTCTTGGACTCGGCGAGGATCGGCTCCGTCTTGGACTCGGCGAGGATCGGCTCCGTCTTGGACTCGGCGAACATCGACTCCGTCTACGGCTCGGCGAACATCGACTCCGTCTGCGGCTCGGCGAGGATCGGCTCCGTCTTGGACTCGGCGAACATCGGCTCCGTCTACGGCTCGGCGATAGTGATTATCACGGATGGATCGCCGGCGTTCAAATTGCGGGAGGGTTGTAGCGCCCTGGTGGTTGACCGGCGCACGAACCCGCAAACGATCTACGGCGAGTTTCAAGCGTTCATGAAACCGAAGCGTGTAAAGAAGGAGGAATCCAATGCCTGAAATCACAGACGGCAAGTACAATCCCGGCGACCGTCTCGTATCCCCGTCCCGGGAAGTGCTGGCGGTGTGGGTGGAGCGTGACGGATTAGCTTGGGAACAGCCTGGAGGCGGGCGGTTTGGCCCGACCAGCCTGGCCCAGATGGCGCTCCGTTGCGGTGCTATTGTGCAGAGGGACATGCCGGAACAGAAGGTGACGCGCTACGTGCTTTGGCGGAGCGAAGTTGGGTTCATGCC